TTATCGTTGGTTAGGTAAGGTGCTGGGTAGTAGACCCTGCCCATCTTTCCTTCTTTACGAATCTCAATCTGAGACGCAATGGGATGGATTGAGCTAGTGCTATTGTTAATGTAGCTGATCGAACCAGTGGGAGGGACAGCCTGTAGGTTTTGGTTATATAGCCCATGCTCAGTTACTGATTCCTTAAGCTCTTGCCAATCTGCTTTCGTAGGAATCCAAATCTTAGCCTCAGCAAAAATCTCGCTAACCTTAGCGGTAGCTGGCACCCAGTCTTGCGTGAGATACTTGTCAAAGAATTCACCAGTAGCGTACTTAGAGTTTTCGAACCCATCAAACGGGGATGAGGTTTCGATTGCCAAAGCATTGCTCGCTCTGAGTGCGTGGAACAGCACGGTGTAGAAGTAGATGTTGGTGAAGTCGATTGATTCTTCATCTCCATAGTGCATATGCTCCTTTCCGAAATAGCCATGCAGATTCATCTGCCCAAGACCAATAGCCCTAGACTTTCTGTTGCCCTCAGCTACAGACATTACGGAGTCAATGTAGGACAGCTCAGAGACTGCAGTTAGCGAACGAACAGCAGTCTCAATAGTCTTTCCAAAGTCTGGAGACTCCATAGCCTTAGCAATGTTTAATGATCCTAGGTTACATGAGATATCCTTACCAATATCCTTATACGACATGTCATTGTTGTATGTGGTTGGTGTGTTTACCTGTAGGATTTCGGAGCACAGGTTGGACATATTGATACGTCCATCAATTGGGTTAGAGTTGTTTACAGTGTCTTCGTATACAATGTATGGATACCCTGACTCAAACTGCAGCTCTGCAATTCTTTCGAATAGCTCACGTGCCTTGATTTTTGTTTTACGAATACGATTATCGTCTAGCATCTCCTGGTACTTCTCAGTAATGGAAATGTCTGACATCGGAACGCCGTATACCTTCTCAACGTCGTAAGGGGAGAACAGGTACATGTCCTCACCGCTCTTGGCAAGCTCCAGGGTGATGTCTGGAATCACAACTCCAAGAGACAGGGTCTTGATACGAATCTTCTCGTCAGCATTTTCACGCTTGGTGTCCAAGAAACGCATGATGTCAGGGTGGTGAGCATTTAGGTAAACAGCACCTGCACCCTGACGAGCACCCAGCTGGTTGGCGTAGGAGAAGGCATCCTCTAGCATCTTCATAACTGGGATTACTCCAGAGGACTGGTTTGCAATCTTCTTGATTGGTGCACCAAGCTCACGAACGTTTGTTAGGTTTAGACCAACACCGCCACCACGCTTTGAAAGCTGCAGGGAAGAGGTTACTGCCCTAGCAATAGACTCCATATTGTCCTCTACACGAAGCAGGAAGCAGGAGACGAACTCGCCTCTTTGCTTCTTACCAGCGTTTAGGAAGGTTGGGGTTGCAGGCTGGAAGCGTCCAGTGATGATCTCATCAATGACATCCTTGGCATGCTGAACATTGCCACGACCTAGCATAAGGCCATTCATTACGACACGGTCCTCAAACCTTTCTAGATAACGCTCGCCATCGAAAGTCTTTAGTGCATAGCTAGTATAGAACTTGTAGGCACCAACAAATGTAGGGAAGCGAAACTTGTAGGAGTACGCATGCTTGAACAGCTCCTTGGTATCCTCAAAATCATACTGCTCTAGTAGCATGTGGTCGTAGTACTCATTCTCAACTAGATAGTCTAGCTTCTCTTCCAAGCTGTGGAAGAATACTGTATTCTGATTAACGTGGTCCAGGAAGTAGGATCTTGCTGCCTCTTTGTCTTTTCCAAACTGAATCTTGCCATTTTCGTCATACATATTGAGCATGGCATTTAGCTCATGATAACTTACTTTATTATCCATATAATATTCCTAATCTTTCCTTTACCTTTTGTACATCATGCTCTGTGCCAAATATTTCTACCCTGGCAACAATGGGCACACCTGTCTTAGCTGAGATCAACGATGCTGCTTTGCAATAGTTATCTCCAAAATTTGTATTCCCCGTACCTATCACTCCTCGTAAAAGATCACGGTTCTGCTCAATATTTAAAAACTGTTTTACCTGTCTGGGGATTGCAGACTTTTCACTACCGCCACCATAAGTGGGTACGACAAGTACATACTCATGGTTAATGGTAATGGGGTTATCCCTATCCCAATCAATAGGAATGCGAATTGCAGCTCCACCTAGCTTTTCTACGAACCTCTGTGTATTTCCAGAATAGTTAGAGAAGAAAACTATTTGAATGGACATCTATTCTAACCCCTCTTTTATATCTTAGTGACAATAAAGGGGAAGAACTTTTGTCCTTCCCCTCTACCATTTTATCACGAACTACTTGATGAACGCAAGCTTCTGAGCCTTTGGCTTGCCCACGTTGTACTTCTTAACCAAAGTGTTATACTGCCACTTTAGCTTACGGATAGCCTTCTCTGCATCTGCCTTAGCAGTAGTTGCAGTAGCAAGGTCAGTCGTTACGGTTGCCAGGTTTGCAGTTAGAGTTGCTACAGCAGAAAGTGCTGCAGCCAGCTCTGCCTCTACGTTACGAGGCTGAGTAACAGCGATGGTTGCCACAGCAGAAGAGCTTGCAGCAAAGGCAGTTACCGCTACCGAACCAGATGTTGGTAGGGCTACTACATGGCTGACAGTTCCTGCGGTTGCAGTGGTTACAGTAGCAGTTGTAATTACACCGTTAGTATTGATTACTAGGTTTACCGAACCGCTCCCCTTTGCGTTGTTGTACTGGTCAAATGCTGACACTACAACAGACTGGGTTGAACCTGCAACGCCAGAAGCTACAGTAGCCAAAGCCACCTTAGCAAGTGCACCAGCAGTTCCCTTTACAAAGTAAGTGGTAACAGTGTTGTTAACAGTAAGAGTTACAGAACCCACAGCAGAAGTCTTAGTAATTACGAAGACCTCTACGCTACCGCTAGTGCTTGCATTCAAGGTCAGGGTTGCTGAGCCAGAAGATGCGGTAGCACCAGATAGAGTAGATAGCAATAGTGCATTGGTTGCAGTTGCAGATACAGTAGTACCTGCTGCTACACCAGAAACAGAAATGCTTAGTGCGTTTGATGCGGTGACATTGCCCTCAACTACTGGCAATGCGATTGCAGTAGCAGAGGTGGTACCACCAGTTGCTGCAGATGCAGCGATGGTTAGTGTCTGGGTGTTAGCAGATGCTGCAACACCAGTTAGGCCAATGGTCAATGCTGCGACCAGGCCAATAGCAAGCTTATTAAGCTTCATTGGTTTTCTCCTTTGTTTGAATCTAGATCAGATCGAATCTAGCCAAGTATTCTTGAACTTCTTTTGGCATAGGCTTATATTTTATCACACCGTTAGCATCTCCGTCAAGACTTTCTTTTGGTCTGTCCCTAAATGTGTGAATGTCAACCTCAAGGTTAAGGTCTCTTGGTGTGTGAGATATTGCACCAAAGATTGCACCACATACAGCATCCGCAAGGTCCTTAGACTTTTTGCGAGGGTGGTCAACCTTGTTATTATTCATAATTTTAAGCTCTGTAAGTTCTTCAAATAGTAGGTCGATCATTGGCATAGCTAGTCGCTCTTCATAAACTAGCATAGCCATATCTTCGTAGTGCTTCTTGGCAACAGAAACTGTTTCAGTTCTCATTCCAACCTGCTTCAGCTCATTCTGAATATCAAAGGATTGCCAGCGGTCAAAGGACACCATTCCGATGTTGAACCCCTGTCTACGCAAGTTTTGGATCCACTGCTTAACCTCTGAAAGGTTGACGGGTCCTTCTGTTCTTGGCTCCCACCATGCAACGGCATCTACCACTACCACTGGAGCAATCTGCTGGTAGTCCTTCAGTACTTGGATATTTACCCACTTGTCAACGTGAGCAATTGCCACAGCACACTTGTCGTGCTTCTGTGCAAGGTCAGCGTGAACGTAATAAACCTTGTCTGGATCTGGCTTGAACGACTCATCAAACCTTCTGATGGCATCTAGGGGATTCCTAATGGTCATTGCAGCCTTTACCTTTTCCGTCTGCTTAAAGAATCTGTCGGAAGAGAAGGTTGGAATACATGCAAATCTCTGCATGGCATCGCCCATGTCAGTAAAGAATGCGAGCTTAAAGTCATCAATCTTTCTTGTTGGATTTACTACCCAAGTTGGTCTTTTGAGTGCAAAGACACCAGGATACTTATAGCTTACGATAGTGTCTTCGTCCCATTCAATATCTAGGTAGTTGCCATCCTGGGTTTCTGGCAAGTCTGGATTCATAATAAATCTATGAGTCTTTGTGACTGTTTCTTTTTCTGCAATAGAAGCGTCATACTTGGCAGAGATAAAGTCTCCAGGAAAACGTGGGAAGGATAGCAGTGCCACCTTTCCTAAATCTGGGAAACGAGAGTCTACAGATGCACGGAAGGCTTTGTAGATATTGTCTGCTGTTTTACCCTGATCATTTCCAGTTCCAACTT